CAGATTCAAACGACGTACACGGTAAGCGATGAACAACTGCTTAAATTTGGATAGGATGAATACAATTAAAGAAGGTATGATTTTAACGGCTATTGATTGCTGTGAAATGAAACACGACAAGAAGAAAGCACTTGTAGTTGGAAAAGATTATGAAGTGTTAAGTGTTGGACAACATCTTTTTGAGGTAAAATCAGAAGTTGACGACTTCCACAATTTTGAAATTGACAACATTGAAAAATATTTTAAGATAAAAACAAATGACACATAACACTGACATAAAAGGTTCGGACGTAATGTTTCGCACCTACAACTTTGGAGATTTAATGGGTTCGCTGACAAAGAACAGCCTGACTGAAAAGCAAGAGATTACTTTGCGTGACTACATGACAAAGATTAAGCTAACCGAAAATCAAGCGAATGAGCGCGACAGATTGATAGCAAAACGCGATGCACTACCCGAACTATCAGACACGGCAAAAACTCTTATAAAGCAGTATTTCAATGCCGAAGTTCGTGGCACTTCAAAGATGCACCTGTCGAATAAGTACGTAGAGAAGGGCAAACAACTTGAAAATATGGCACTCGCACGTATTGCAAAGGTGAACGGTTGGAATGCACCGCTTAACGCTAACAAACTTGGCATTGAATTGATTGACCAATACGGATACGGACACCCCGATGCAATCTACACAAATGCACGTTTTGGTTTTGATGCAAAATGCAGTTTTTCAGATGATACATTCCCACTATTCGCAAAGGATTTGAAAGAGGCTGCGAAATCTTCATTTAACCGTTACGAATGGCAGGCAAAGCGTTACGCAATGATGGCGGGTTTTGACCATTGGTACGTTTGTTTCTCACTTGAAAATACACCTGAACAACTAATTGTTAATGAAGCGTGGAAACTTTGGAAAGAAAGCGGAAACGAAGGACAACCCGATGAATCATTTATTGAACAAGTGCGCGAAATGCACAACTTCGACCATTTACCCGATTGGGCGAGAGTTAAAACGTTCAGAGTTGACTTAACAGAAAGTGACATCGAAAAGGTAAAAGAACATGTGACACTTGCACGGAATTACTTTGATGAGTTGAAAGAGCAGTATTTACTTAATATGAAATAAAAATGGAAACACGCGAAATTAAGATTAGCCGCGAAACAGCGGAAAGATGGTATAACCAATGCGACAAGGAGTTAAAAGAACTCGCTTTGCAGACTTACCCAGAATTGAAAGAACCCGAATACAAGATTGGCGAGGTGTACGCGTTTGCTAGTAGTAAAAAGGAGTTTGAAAATGGTTGCTTTGTTGTGGATACGTTGTTAAGCGTACAGGATGGTGCTTGTAGGTTCACTAGAAAAAATGGCGGTGCTTGGAGATACATCCGAAAAATCGAATATAAGTTTTTTGATTGAGAAAAAGCCTCACTTCAAAAGTGGGGTTTTGTTTTTGCAAAAAGTTGTATATTAGCAGCATGATTACAACGATTCACGCAATACTTATCGCATGGCTTTGGTGTTCATTCTCACCAATAACTTGGATTTCAGAGAAAATTCAGAGTGATTTTGTGATTGTTCAGTTGATTATTGACCACATCCAATGTCCGAAGTGCGTTGGTTTTTGGCTCGCACTCGCAATGACAGGAAACATTTACCTTGCAATTACATCAGCAATATGCACACTACTATTAGTCAAGATGACATCACGTATGTAGAAGGTGTCCAGAGCCTCCGCGACCTTGTAAAGTACGGCTCAACAGTTAACCGTAGACTCGTTGAAATATACGAGCGATACACAGGCGAAGTCATCGAACAAAAATCATGCTGTTCATCCGAGCGCAAAATATTCTTTAATCAATTCATGGAATGGTACAACTCTACAATGCAGTCATAGAAAGTAAGTACTCCGAATTGGAAAAGTATGCGCACTTCATCAACGATGTGAGCAATAAAGGGCGAAATGTACTCACGGCAATATCCAACGCATACATACACGCTCAGAAACACACTCCGAAAACCGAAGACGAAGCGAAAGCAATTCTTTTGCACTACATCAAGTGCGAACTGCTTTACACGCAAACTGCCACTCACAAAGAGAATATAACCGCTATCGATTTTGAATCTTTGCACCAGGCAATCGATGAACCAATAGAACATATCGACTTGCACTACATTATAGAAAAAGAGGTTGAGGAATGGAATTTCATTGATCGGAAATTTTTCGAGAAGTGGATGGAGTTTAAAAAGCAAGGTAAAAAGGATTACGAACTTGCTGAATTGTACGGTATAGATAAGACCTATTGCCGTAAAAAATTGCAACAATTAAAACGCAGAATAAGATGCAAAATCTAAAAATCAAAGCCGAGTTAGCGGGCAAAACAATCACCAAAGATTTGGGATGGACACGGCTAACGCTAAAAATCGACAACATCAAACCCGCACAATACGGGAGATTGTTTCAAATGGGACTAACTGAAATTTTTGAAAATGGGGAAGATAAAACCAATACATCCGACACGGAAACTGAAAACAGCGGAGGAACTACTCCAAATGTGGGAGGAACACAAACAGTGGCGAAAAAACCAAGGAAGAAGCGTTCCAACTCTTAACCAAAAAACGGGGGAGGTAATCTACATGGTGCATTACCCCCCTCTTACACTTGATGCGTTCATTATTTGGACTGTCAATCAGAAAGGTTGGGGAGTAGGAACAATGGATAATTACATCGAGAATAAGGATGGGTTGTATGATGATTTCGGGGGAATAGTCACGCACATGAGAAAAGAGGCGAAACAAGACCGTTTCGATGGTGCTGCAGTTGGTCAGTTCAAAGAGGGGTTAATTTCTCGTTTCGATGGCTACACAGACAGACAAGAACACACTATCCAACAAGAACCTCGGATCTTTAAATTGGATGATTAATGCCATTCCAATTAACAACAGCCGTAAAGAAGATGCTCCGAATGACAGGAAACAAGAAAGTCATTCAAGGGAGTACATCGTCAGGTAAGACATACGGCATTATTCCGATACTTTACGATAAGGCACTTAGTAGGCCACGCACCAAGATAACGGTCGTGGCCGAAACGTTGCCCGCTTTAAAAGATGGTTGTATTGACATCTTCAAGAATTTCATGATGGATGAGGGCAGATGGAACGATGCGCAGTGGAATGGCACGGATATGGTTTACAAAGCACTCAACGGTTCAACGATGCAATTCAAATCATTCGATTCCGTGGGTAAAGCGAAAGCAGCGGGAAAACGTGACATCCTTTTTCTGAATGAGGCGAATCATATTGACTATGGTATAGCGGATGCGCTCATCATTCGTTCTAATGAAGTGTGGATGGACTTCAACGCCGACATGGAATTTTGGGCGCACACTGAAATACTCACCCAACCAGATTCCGAGTTTTTGAAATTGACATACTTGGACAATGAGGGTATTCCCGATGCCGTATTAAACAACCTCATGCAACGTAAAGCGAAAGCGGAAGCGGAAGAGCGTAACGGAACAAAGGGTTATTGGTGGAATTGGTGGCAAGTTTACGGACTTGGTGAGGTCGGTATGCTTCAAGAGGCGGTTTATCCACGTTGGGAAATACTGAGCAAAAAACCCGAACGATTTACACGCTTTGTTTACGGGTTAGACTTCGGTTTTCAACACCCTACTGCACTTGTTAAGGTGTGGTTTTGGGAGGATGAGTTGTTTTTAGAAGAGGTAATCTACAAATCAGGGTTAACATCCAACGCACTCATTGAAGAGATGCGCAAAAAAGAGGTATCACGCGAGGTCGAAATCATGTGTGACTATGCACGCCCCGAAATGATTGAGGACTTGGATAACGCGGGATTCTACGTTCTGAAAGCTGATAAAAGCGTGGAGGCGGGAATCAATTTCCTCAACCAAATGAAAGTCTATGTACACGCAGATTCAATCAATATCCAACGTGAGAACAGACTATACAAGCGCAAGGTCATGAACGGTATTATCTCAGAGCAAATCGATAAAAAGAACGACGATGCGATGGATGCTGCGAGATATGCGGCAATGGAAATCAAGTCAGCTTTCTACGGCGGCTCGGCATACGAATCATTCTAAACACATTATAAGTCAT